ATCTCCTTCACAGCCTCGACGCTGTTTAGTCGTAAGCAGTTTGAGAGTTTGGGGTACATGCTCGCTTTATATTCTGCTATCATATTATGTTCAAAATTATGTGCATCGAAAGAAGCAGATATAAATGGATGCGTTTCGCTCTCACATGTGGGGTTTTCAAAGACCATATTTTTAAAGCGTGAATACTCTTCCATAATTAAAGGCTCGAGTTTCTCACCGTATTCAGTAAATTTATTACCGTTGAAAGTATCAAAACTTCTTCCCGTCTTCTTCTCCCAAACATCTAAAGGGGTATTTCCCTCGTATTGAGAAACGCCTAATATTGACGCGCACTCCGACGCACCCAAATGCTTAAGTCTAAAGCTTTTCCACTCTTCTGATTTCTGGGTAAGATTAAATGTTTTCATGGTCGTTATTCCCCTTTAAACACTTTTTGCAGCGCCTTGTATGCTTTTAACTCAAGCTCGCTTTTGACTACCGCTCTCGCTGAGTAGTCATCGAAATTGACTTCTTTGGTTGTAACATCACAGACGCCCTTAATCATTTTTATCGCAGTAAGTGTCGGCTCGATGTCATCGTCTCTGATGTCTCTGTCGAAAGTTACATATACTCCTTTGTATCTAGTTGTCATTTTGTAATTCCTCTCCTTTTAATATTTCCTCTACTTCTTCTTTCTCGAGGCGATACATCTTAGCTATAAGATTGATGTATTCTTCTGAACCATCGCTCATTTCTCGAATAAAAGTCTTAACCGATTTGGTTATGCGTTTTTCTTTTATTGAGTCTTCAAGTTCTTTTTTAGCCTTCTCCTTTACTTTTTTATCTGCCACGCAATACCTATCGCATCGTGTTGATTTACCAGACCTTACGAGACTTAAAGCCTTCACCGTTTCAGCACCGCAATCGCATCGAGTAAGGCACATATTGCGACCGTGGACATCTTTGCCGCAGTATCGCAACACAACGAGATTCCCAAACCTTTTTCCGACAGCCTCTTCGAGATTAAGCTTCAGAGCGTGTTCGTGTCCACACTTCATGCAGCAGTAGTGATGTTCCGCTCTTTTGTGTCGATTTACGTCTCTATCGAAAACTTTCCGACAGTTTTCGCATACCACGTTTCGAATTTGCATATCGTTCGCTTGTTGAGGGTTATCCTTTTTGCTTGTCAGCCAGTCTCTTGTCATCAATATATTTTATATTTTTATTTATCTTTTCAATGTTCTCAAGATATAAATCGGCAGGCATAAGCTTGAATTCTTTATATTCAGCAATCATTTTACGTCTAACTTCGGGATAGTTTTCGAGCATTCTTTCTATTGATGAAATCTGGTTTTTATCTATAAAAGATGCTGCGTTGCCGTCTTCGTCTTCGTCGGCTGATATATTAAGAAGAGCTGCCATAGCATATCTTCTCATATAACTTGTTACGCTTCCGAGCCCCTGCGCTGTATTACGTTCAGTTTTGCACGAAACTTCTGATTGTATCCACTGCCCCGAAGAATGCATTATTCGGCTTATTATTATTACTGTATTCTGATCTCCGGATAGGAATTGCATTAAGATAAGCTCATTATTAGATAGATGAACTCTTGTCGATTTTAATATTGAGTCTATAGATGCAAAGGAGCTTTTAAAATGTGGGTTAACTTTATCCTTTGTAACAGGATCGAAAGATCCCTGCGCTTTTGCTAAAGCTAAAGAGAGCTTTCCAATTCCATCCGTAGACGTAACGCCGCCATGCGTGATGGTGAAGCCTCCCTTGTTTTCAGTGTTAACGTCTTTACTTTCTTCTTCTGCCGTAGTTTTGATATTTTCATTCATTTTGCCTTCCTCGTTTTGTTTGTTTATCTCTGTTTTTTCTTCTTCGAATTTGTCGTGATAACCCTTTTTCCATGAAGACCCCGTTATCGTCATGAACTCTCCATCGTGCTTTGACCTCATTATTGTTATCTCATCAGAAGGATATACAGAAGCCTCTTCATAACCCATTCTAGCGTATATATCTACGATCTTCTTATGCGGTATCAGTGACATTATGCTACTTCCTCTTGTTCTCTGTTAGTATCGAACTCATCTTTGCATTCTTCGCTGCAAAAGACGAACTCCTCATTATGTTTTGACTCGTAGACTATTTCGTCGTAGAACATTTCTTTGCAGTGAAAGCATTCAAGTAGAGTCGGCTCGTAGTGAGCGTCTATCGCCATTGTTAGTATGTGATCTGTCATTAAATACACTCCTCTAAGTATGCGTCGATTACCTCGTCTGAGTATCCCCTTATGAAGCATGTATAACCATCTTCACCGTGGAGGCTTCCGCCGTCGCTTATTGGCATGCTGTCTCCGCAATGGACACAGGTGTCACAGTTTTCTTCCCATTCTTCTACAAAATCGTAAAATGTTATCAGCATGTTATGTCCTCCTTGCGTTTTGTTTATGATGTAAATATAACACAGGTGGATACTTTGATGCAACACTTTGTTTCACATACACGCACTTTTCTGGTTAATATAAGCATTGACACTATATATTGTGTAACTTATACTATAACAAAAACCAAAGGGGATGTTGTGCAAATACAAGAATATTTAAAACAGAACGGTATCACTCAGGTACACGTCGCTAAAACACTAGGAATATCTTACACTCACATGTGTTCATTATGCACACGAAGACGCAAACCATCGGTCACGATAGCGAGACAGCTACACGAGCTCTCTAACGGTGAGATCTCAAAATACGAGCTTGTCTTTCCAGAAGATTTCGAAGATTAAGGAGTTGCGATGCAGGGACTACAAAATTTTCAATACGCGATGATATGCACTGTTTTGGCAGTGCTACTGATTACAATTTATCTTAACGAGAGGAAAGGAAAATGATTATAGCTTTAATTCTAACTATACCCGTATGCCATTGCGTGCTTATATTTCTTTTTTTGAAGATGCAAAAAAACGACGAAGCTGTTTTCAAGGCTTTGGATGCCGTTATTGACTGTCTAAGAGCTGACATAAATTTAACGTCTTTAAGGCTCGCTACGCTAAAAGAGTCGTTAGACTTACACATTATGCAAGAGAGGAAGATGAAAGCCAACAGAGCCGCCCAGTTTGCCGAATTAGAGGGTAGATATCTTGCCGAGATGAGGAAAAAAGTTGACAGTGAACCTACTGCTCTGTAAAGTGAGGTCTCGTTCAGCCCAGCCCTGTTTTGTTTACCTCGCTTTCTTCGGATAGCGGGGTTTTTTTGTGTCATCGTTTTGACGTAAAAGTTACTGCTTTCGCGGGAAACAAAAAACCCCTGGCACCGTAGTGACAAGGGTTTAATAGTCAGCTATTTTAAAAGAAGCGTTATAGCGCTTTTTCTCTTTTAAATAAAGCCTTTCAATAGTAGAGTGTCTTTAGTTGAAGAAGAACACGAACTATCAAAAGTGTAACATAGCCTGAATTTTCATGGTATCAATTTCACGTTAATACCAAAAAAGTTATTATTCGTTATAATAAGGCATTAATACTACACAAAGTTCGTATTCTTCTCAAGCTTAAATATTTATAAATTAAACATTTACCGCCACGGAGATAATATGACAGATCAAGAAGACACTTTTACAGTACATGCAAAATCACCATACGTTCAGATTCCAAAGATACTAAGATATCTATCGTTTATGCCTAAAGACGGCAACGCAATACGCTTAAACTCCGATCATTTTATGTTCCTAGCTTATATTTCAGAGCTTGACACGTTTACAAAAATACAAGATACGATAATGGAAGAACTGGGGTGGGGCGATCAAAAGCTAAAGAAGATAATACGAGAGCTAAAACTTCCAACAGTAGAAATGGGAGTTCCTCTTCTTTCAATCGTTTCCTTTACTGGAATTGGCGGTCAGAAGCGATCGTCTTATGTTTTATATCAAAATCAAGAAAAAATGGGAAAGAGGTTTGATGAGCTTTACAATAAAGAAAACGGTAAGGCTTGTAGAGACAGCTGGATTCTACAATGGAGCTTAGGCAAGAAAACAAAAGATGAAAAGCCTAAGGGTGAAAATCACCCATGGGTGAAAATCACCCTTGAGCCTAAGGGTGAAAATCACCCATGTAATGATCCTAATCAGAAAGATCCTAATTCGGAAGTTGTAAGGGACGACCCAGAAAGGTCGCCTATTTCTGAGATAAAGATCAAGGAGAAGGATGGGTCGACAACGATAATTAATAGAACGGAGCTTATAAGAGTTGTTGTAAATAAGAAAGTTGACTGGTCTATAGAAGAAATAGACTATGGATGGAAAGCGCTTATAAACTACGATAGCGCTATTTATGACTGGTGGAAGTTCTTAGAAGGAACAATAGTAAGAAACAGAGAACACAAAAAAAGAGCCTCAAGAGAAAACAGCTCTCAAGGCTCATCACATAAATCACAAAACAGGAATAATGCAAAATGCAAATCCAAGCTACACAAAAATCAGAAGAGTTACAACGAGTTTTTTTCGGAAAGAGATTCATCGGAGCAAGCCTTGCCAGAACAGGGTTTAATCTTAAAGCTTCTGAACGGATATCGGGATGGCTCGCTAAACCCAAAAACTTCTTAGTGGTAATAGGCACAGCAGGCGTAGGAAAAACATATCTATGCTCTGCGTTGCTTGCGGAACTTCATGACAAGGTTAGTAGCATAAGAGCCTATGATGAGCGAAAGTTTCTAAGGCTTATAAGGCTTTCAATCGGAAGTTCTTCAAACGGAGATTATCTTCACTACATGCAGACATTGATTGATGATGATATCATCATACTAGATGACATAGGTTCGTCAGGACATACAGACTGGCGTGAAGAGGTTTTAACTGATGCTATAGATTACAGATATGAAGAGATGTCTCCGACTATTATAACTAGCAACCTGTCAAAGAAAGAATTTTATGATGTTTATGGTCAAAGAATATCAAGCAGACTTTTCGCGACAGAGAATACTATAATAGACCTTTTCAATATGCACGATCTTCGACAAGAAGGTAAATAAAAAGAAATTAATTAGTTATTTTATAAAAAACTATTTAATAATCATCACCATCATGATAATATACAGCTTGTTTAAAACTAACTGTATATTATTATGATTACTAAGAGAATACATGAAGGAAGATACATTAAACTATCTCGTCCAGTTCCAGAAAGTGAGATGACATGCTTGAGGTGCGGAGGCACGAAAGGACACGCTTTCAGAGAGCGTGATGGTAGCATGTCATGGTTCTGCATGGATGAGGATTGCATGAAAGAAGACAGGGATATCTCGCGCAAGAGATCGCGTCAGGATCGCATCGATGATATAAGCAAAGCTCAAAGTTCTGGGTATAAAAACCCAAGATCGTATGGGACTAACAGAGGAAGTTACTGGTATCAGATCGATTAAAAACGTGTTGTTAGGTATCTCAAGATATGCTATAATATGATTTTAACACGGGACTCGAATATGGAAACAATAGATTTAGCACACGAGATTCTTGAAGACATGGTTCTCCTTGGAAATGATCTTGTAAAAACTGTTGCAGGAAAGAAGCGCGCTTGTCAGCGTGCACGAGTAGCTTCAGTGAAGCTGGGCAAAAAGTTCAAAGAGTTTCGACGTATATCAGCGGTAGAATTAGACTTAAGGAGAAGCAATGCAAATAAAAATAACTAGACTCTACCGATTCGAAAGCGGAAGAACGAAAGCGATGTGCGACGTTGAACTCGTCGATATGGGCATTACAATCAATGATATTGGAATAGTTGAGAATAATAAAGGCGAGATCTTTGCCTCATTGCCTTCTCGTAAATATAATAAAGATGGCGTCGATAAGTATCGTACATATGTCGGATTTCCAGAGAAAGATAAATACTGGTCTTTCCAAAATTCGATAAAAGACGCCTATCATTCTTATGGAGAAGGTACGCAGCAGTCGCAACCTCTACCCACGAAAGACGAGATTGCAGAAAGCACGGGCAGCGGATACTACACAAATACTCAAACGAATGTTCAGCGAGCTACTCCGGTTGAAGCTGCTCCGAGTATGACGTTCGGCGATGACTTGCCGTTTTAGAGTAGAGGTTAGTCGCACATAGAGACGCCGTAAGGCGTTAACGGTGGTTGCGATGGGTGATTTGACAGGTTAAACAAACAAAGGACTTAGAGAGGGTAATATGAAAGAAAAGAGATGTTACGCTGGATATACAATCAGCGATCTAATTGATGAGCTGCACGAGCAAAAGAACATCGTAAAAGAGGGCTTTAGAAATAAAGAAGTCTTTAGAAACGAAGACGGAGAATCAGAAGAAGATGTCAAAGAAATGACAGAGAATTACGATGCTCTTAGCAATGCGATGAATGCTTTAATTCAAGAAGTCGAGCAGATTGGATATACCGACGTTTCAAAATTCGAGGGTATTGCGTCGCTAATGGTCGACTACGGCGAAAGTCTTGGCTTCGATAGATTGATAATGCTTAAGCTCTTAGACAACGTTTTTGACGAAAATCTTTCTTAGATGGAAGATATGGGGTTGTAGCGGAAATTCGTTATAACCCTATTTTTTTGATATGCGCTTATAAGCATACTCGTATACAGACAAGATAAAGCTACACAAAATAATCACTAAAACCGACGCGAAAGTGATAACAAGAACAGGCGTTAAAATCGCTATATATAGAGATGATAGTATTCCGAGTGTAAATATAAAGATTATCATTTTTATAAGTTTCTTCACTTCTTTTCATGGAACATGTCAAAAGTTGAGTTATTCGGATAAAGTTTCTCAACAGCTTTTCTTATTAGTAAACTTAAGTTTATATTCTCGTTCAGTCTTATCGATTCGTTGTGAGCGCAATGACTCAGATATTCTTTGTATGCTTTATCCATTCTGACACATACAGTTTCGCCGTCTTTAAACTTTTTAGGTCGACCGATCTTTGGTTCTGACATTATATTCACCATCTTTTTTGTTTTGTATTACATTATATATAATGTACTTTAAAAGTACAAGTAAAAGATTGTGGAAGAAAAAGATGATAAAAAAAAGAAAGAGGTTGTGGTTAATGTTGTATTATTGTATTATTAAACTATAAAACAACAACACAAGGAGCAATACAATGAAATACAGCAGAGAATACAGAATCAGCACAGTCAATAAATACACTAAATGCTTTTCACCGATAGGTTATAGTGCAACATACAAAGAGGCAAAAAAGATGGCTAGAGAACTGCTAAAGATAAGCAATAGTGAATGTGGAGCTAAAATTGACTATATAGACGATAGCAAGAAGTATTCAACTTTAATTTACATGTAAGAACAAAACAACAACACGGGGCAATACGATGAACATAGCAACAGAAATCACAACTAATAACACAAAAGAAGAAGTGATCAATATGCTGGGCGTAACAAACTCAGAAGCTACTTTTAGCGACGAAAGAGTAGATGAAATAGATCAAGACTGGTGCGAAGGTGAAACAACTGTATTCTTCACGGACGGAAGTTCTATAATAATAGAGGGTTGCGAAGTGAGAGCAGGAATGGCTAATAAGACGGAGACAAGAGAAGAACTAGAAGCTTTGATGGACTGGGATTTGAGTCAGCGATATTATAAATGAGGATGAAAATGACGATGAATATCTCCGAAATCAGCAACTTTAACGACACGATCGCGGATCTCTCACGACTACGCACTACTCTCAAAGAGTGCGTTATCGCACTCGATGACATCGTAGCTAGTGTCGCTCTTGGCTCACTGTCTAACAACGACGCAAAACATGCAATATATTATCTCAGTCACGAAAAATACGTGCTAGAGGGAAGAATACAACAAATTAAAAAAGGATAATAGCATGGAACAAGATTACGATCATTATGATGATGAATATTACAAAGACGAAACAATAGAAGAAAGAATAAATAGGCAACACAAAGAAATGCACTCTATATTAAGAGACATAGGGGAACTAGTAAATTGCGTATGTGTTGAGGATAGAAAAGAACACTTTTTTTTCGCACTTATGAAGGTGAAGGAATGCTTATTCGCAATCGATCCAAGAACGCCGCTCAATAAAGAACTAGAAGGAACAAAGAGATGATGATACTTATTGCAATAGTAGCTTGGGTCGGCGGGTTCAGTTGCGGTTGTATACACATGAGAACTCAGGATTTAAAAAATGATATTAAACGTAGGGGAAGGAAATAAGATGGGTTGCGGATTTGATAAACACGAGAAAATCGAGAATAACATAAAACGGTTATTAGAAATAGCGGAGTCACAGGCTGAATGTGTTGACCATCAAAAGGATATACTTTCACAATTCTTAAAGTCGTTCGTTTCTATATATAAAAGAATTGAAGATGTAGAAGATCAAGTCGACAAGCTAATAAAACAACAGGAGAAGGGAAAATGATACAAAACAACAACAACGAAGAAGTTTCAGTAGGAGAGTGGGTCGGCATGCTTTTTTTATCGATAATACCGTTCGTGAGTATTATAACGTTGCTTATACTCGCATTTAGCGGAAACACTAATCGAAATCTTGCAAACTGGGCAAAGGCAAAGCTTATTTTTACGGGTTTTCTTTTTGTGCTTTTTATCATGCTTGTAATGATAATACGTTAGTTGATCTTTGTATCGGTGCAAAAGAGAAATAAAATCATCGAAAACAATACGCTGATAGACATAGTAAAGGCTTTATGATATAATCGTGACATACTTGACAACGCAATTTAAAGCTATTGAACTACGGAATCGCAAGGGTTTCAATAATAGTGTAACGAAGACGATGCTTAATCTTTGGGGTGATTATGCCGGAGATAACGATTACAGTACCAGGAGATCCGAAGGGGCAGCCACGTCCCAGGTTTTCGCGATGCGGTGGGTTTACGAGGGTTTACGATCCGGCGGCGAAGATGAAGAAGTCCATCGGTAATATAATCTCACAGCAGTTTAAGGGTGATATCATACATTCAGCAATAGAAGTTGATATCGTCTTTTATATGCCCATTGTCAAAAGCACCACAAAGCGTAATCGGGTGTTAATGCTTGAGAACAGAATCAAGCACACGAAGAAAATCGATATTGATAATGCACAGAAGCTTTTTTTTGATGTAATGTCGGGTTTGATATACCACGATGACAATCAGATATGGAAAGTAGAGGCTAAAAAGCTGTATAGTGAGATACCGAGAACATGCATTAAATTAAAATACTAGACAAGCGCGGATAGCTCAGTTGGTAGAGAGAGATGGGGGAAATCCTTCACTAGGTCGCCGGTTCAAGTCCGGCTCCGCGGTTTAATTCCTTCAGACCAGCAGTCGCGAGCTGGATGATAGACAATGCACTATCATATCAGATATGCTGTGAGACGAAGACGTTTACTAGTGACGTAAGAGTCAATCTGGAAATCTGTAGTGGATCCTAGAAGGTGGCGCGGGAGTAATTACCCGCGTCGTATTTTTAAAAATACAAAACAAAGGAAATATCATGGAAGCAACACCAAATTTACAACGACAAGAAACAGTATCAAGCGTTCATTGGTATGCTTATGCAAATGATACAGTAGAAAGATACATGACACAAACACCTCCAGCTTCGCTCAGCGATACTGATTCAAAGATCAGCGAACTCGCTACAATCATAGAAGATGGCAATGATTAAATACCCAGATAGAATACCGTACGAGACCTGGACAAACTCCCAGCTTTCAACCGCTAGACATTTCGGAGGTTGTACGATTGGGGAAGAACACTATTACATCGCTTTCGATAGCTGTACGCCAGAGATAGTTGATGGTGAGGAGTTGTGGAAGCCTGATCTTGTAAGAAGTAGCAGCGATGAGTGATAAAGAAGAAATTGAGGCTTTAAAGGCTGAGATAGCCTCGATGAGGAAGACAATAGATGAGATGCGATCAACGTACTATATCTTCAAAAATATGATAGAGCTACATGAAAAGACTTACGGAGAGCTGAAGGGGATAGGCATTGAGTAAAGACGAAAGCATTACGACAACAGACATTCCAGATGGAACAGCGAGCGGCGTTCTAGAAGGCTCGGATCGATATTGCACCCCTCTCGGAGATATAGTACATTGCACCTCGAAGCAAAACAATTTGGAAGGAAGGAATTAAGATGGAAGAAAAGATGGAGATAGAGTACTGGGATATCGAAAGATTGATCGAGTACGCAAGGAATCCTAGGAAAAACGATCACGCAGTAGATAATTTCGCCGCAGGTATACGAGAATTTGGTTTTAGAATACCGATATTGGTTAAGTCAGACGGTACTATAATTGACGGTCACCTTCGTCTTAAAGCTGCTAAAAAATTAAATATGGCAAAAGTCCCTGTCATTATTTCTGATGACATGACAGAAGCAAAACTGAAAGCATTTCGCATATCTGTGAATAAGATGGCAGAGTTTGCAGAGTGGGATAATGAACTACTTCGCATAGAGTTTGAAGAGATTTCGGCTCTTGGATTTGATGTTGATACTACTGGTTTTACTGAAAAAGACTTCGAAGAGATAGGGTTTGAAAAAGATGGAGAGGGAGGAACAGAGGGTCTTACTGATCCTGACGAGCTTCCAGAGTTGCCAGAAAAGCCTATGTCAAGGGTAGGGGATATATGGAAGCTTGGAGATCACAGGCTTTTATGTGGAAGCAGCACTGATATTGAATTAGTTGAATCATTTATGGGTAATGTTAAAGCTGATTTATGGTTGACTGACCCTCCTTATAATGTTGCTTACGAGGGAAAGACTGCGGACTCATTAACAATAGAAAATGACTCGATGAATGACGAAAGTTTCAGGTCGTTTCTTAAAGATAGCTATTCATCTGCACATAATATAATGAAAGAGGGCGCATCGTTTTACATTTGGCATGCTGATTCAGAAGGGTATAATTTCAGAGGTACATGTAGAGATGTTGGTTTAAAAGTAAGACAATGCCTGATATGGGCTAAGAATGCATTTGTTTTAGGACGTCAGGATTATCATTGGCAGCATGAGCCATGTCTTTATGGATGGAAAGATGGAGCTGCTCATACGTGGGAAACTGATAGAAAACAAACAACGCTTCTTGAATTTGACAGACCTCAAAGAAATGCTGAACATCCTACAATGAAGCCTGTAGCTCTTTTTGAGTACTTAGTCACTAATAGCTCAAGGAAAGGAGCTGTTGTTTTTGACGGGTTTTGCGGATCAGGAACAACAGTATTGGCATGTGAAAAGACTGGAAGGACAAGTTATTCTATTGAGCTAGATCCGAGGTATTGTGACGTCATAATAAATAGATGGCAGGATTTTACAGGGAAGCAGGCTACTAATGAAAAAACAGGGATAAATTTTGGTGTTTTAAGATCTTAGCAAGATCAAGGGGTAATATATAAATGGAAAATTCAAGATCAATATCATTTTTCACATCTGAATCCGTTTCGATGGGTCATCCTGATAAAATAGCAGACCAGATATCAGACGCCGTTCTTGATGCATGTCTCACCGATGATCCAGAATCTCGAGTTGCATGTGAAACACTTGTATCAACAGGACTTGTTGTGATATCTGGTGAGATAACAACAAAGACTTACGTTAATTGCTCAGATATAGCAAAAAATGTTATTAAAGAAATTGGATATAATGATTCATCTTTAGGATTCGACTCGGAGTCCTGTGCTGTACTTGTCAATATCAAGAAGCAGTCTAAGGATATATCGCAAGGCGTTACAAACGGAGAGGGGCTTCATAAAGAGCAAGGCGCTGGAGATCAGGGCATGATGTTCGGATATGCTTGTGATGAAACACCAGAACTTATGCCGTTACCAATAATGCTATCACACGCTCTTATCAAAGAGTTGCAAAACCGTCGTGTCAATGATGATATTGCCTACCTTCGTCCCGACGCAAAAAGCCAGGTAACCGTAGAATATGATGAAAATAATACCCCTCAGCGTGTCGAAGCTGTCGTAATCTCAACGCAACACTCAGCCGACGTCGACTATGATACTATCCATAAGGATATGCTTGCTCTCATCAAAGATGTCATCCCTGAAAACCTTCTCGACGATAGGACTCTCTACCATATAAATCCTACAGGACGATTCGTTATAGGTGGTCCTAAAGGAGACTGTGGAGTTACGGGGCGTAAGATCATTGTCGATACCTACGGTGGAATCGCTCGTCATGGTGGTGGCTGCTTTTCTGGAAAAGACCCTTCAAAGGTCGACAGGTCAGGTGCATATATGGCACGATATATCGCTAAAAACATCGTCGCGGCAGGGCTTGCCAAGAGATGCGAGATACAGCTTGCCTATGCAATCGGAGTTTCAGAGCCTGTGTCAATAAAGGTGGATACGTTTGATACAGGAAAAGTGTCAGATTATCAATTAACTAAAGCGATTAGAAATGTGTTCGATATGACTCCACGAGGAATAATTGAGAGTCTTGATTTAAAAAGACCTGTATACAGAAATACGGCTTCTGGTGGACACTTTGGAAGATGTGAGAAAGGATTTACATGGGAAAAAATCGACAGAATAAATGACCTTAAAAGATTCTTAGATTTAGGAGTTTAATATTTTGACTGATTTAACACCGAAGCAAGAAAAGTTTGCGCAGCTCCTTGAAGAGGGAATGAACCAATCCGACGCTTATAGGAAAGCTTACAACGCTGAAAAGATGACAGACAAGACTATATGCGAGAAGGCTTCAATACTTGCAAGTAACGGCAAGATAAGGGCAAGGCGCGAAGAGATACGCGCTCCAGTGCTTGATAAGGTAGGCTATAGCATTGAGGCTCACCTTGAAAGACTTGAAATCTTATCTTCTATGGCATCAAAAGCTGGTCAATTCACCGCCGCTGTCAACGCGGAAACTAATCGTGGAAAATGTTCTGGCTTTTATGTCGAGAAGGTCGACGTTACGACAAAAGGTGAAAGCATAGCTCCTACGATTATCGAGATCGTTGCGCCATCGATGGTAGACGGGAAAGTTCATGATGACAAAAGCTAAAATAGAATTGCCCCCGAAATTAATCCCTATCTTAGCTCCGCCACTTGGGACTTTCCGGTACAGGGCGCTCAGGGGTGGTCGCGGGGGCTCGAAGTCATTTTCGTGCGCCTTAATGGCGGCAGTATGGGGATATAAAGAACCTTTGCGAATATTATGCGTGCGAGAGTTTCAGTCTTCTATAAAATACAGCTTCCATGCCGAGCTAAAAAATGCAATAGAGTCAAAGCCATGGTTGGCTGCTGCTTATGACGTTGGTGTTGATTATATAAAAGGCTCCAATGGCACGGTTTTTATCTTTAAGGGAATTAGGAACTCCCCGTCTTCTATTAAGTCGTTGAGCCACATAAATTTATGTATAGTGGAAGAGGCTGAAGATCTAGGTGAGGAGGGTTGGCTAGCTCTTGAACCCACAATTAGAGCGCCCAAATCTGAGATTATAGCAATATGGAATCCTAAGCGTGAAAATAGCCCAGTAGATAAGAGATTCGTAAAAAATCCCCCAAAGAATGCTGCCATAGTAGAGATTTCTCACCATGAAAACCCGTGGTTTTCTGATGTACTGGAAGCCCAGCGCCTCAGAGACCGCGACATTATGAGTCCAGCAACCTATAACCACGTGTGGAACGGCGCTTACCTCAAAAACGACGAAGCCTCAGTCTTCCACAACAAATGGTCGGTCGAAGACTTTACTCCGCAGAAAGACTGGGACGGTGCTTACTTCGGGCTGGATTTTGGATTTTCGACGGATCCCACAGCCGCAGTGAAATGTTGGATACACGACGAAAACCTCTATATTGAATATGACTGCAGCAAAGTAGGTCTTGAACTCGATGACACCGCCGATTTCGTGAAAAAACACATACCGGATATAGAAAAATACGTGATTCGTGCCGACTGCGCTCGACCAGAATCAATATCTTTCTTGAAAAGAAAGGGACTTCCAAGGATTATTGGCTGTACGAAGGGAAAAGGTAGCGTTGAAGATGGTATCGCTTTCATGAAAAGTCATCGAAAGATAATAGTTCATCCGCGCTGTACTGGAACGGCTAACGAAATGGCGTTATATAGCTACAAGGTTGACAGACTTACAGGAGACATAATGCCCTCTATTGTAGACACTTATAACCATTTCATCGATGGAATTCGCTATGCCCTCGAGCCCGCGATGAAACGATATAATATTGATTATAGTAAATTATTATAAGGAAATAAAATGAGTAAAACATTTAAATCACGGTTCGTTGATGGTATCACTGATATAATTAATAATCTTGCTAACACGCGAAACGCGATAAATAATAACAAAGTTACTCATAGCGGCGTTCAGTTTGACGAGCTTAGAGCAATATATAAAACTGGGATAGGGTCAAAGATTGTAAGACTAAAGTCGGGGTATGCTCTTAAAGATACACTGCAATTCAAAAGCTTGAGCGATGAGGTCGTATATAAAAACATCTTAGAGAAAAAAATAAAATCGGCTGTACGATTCATGTTGGGATTCGGTAGAGGTGTTATCGTTCTCTATAATAAGGGCGAGGATATGTCAACGCCGGCAAGGGGGAAGTTCGACCCTAAAAATGTTGAGATGAAGGTCTTCTCCGGTGACATGGTAACAGCAATAAATCCTTCTCTCGATCTCATGGACTCTAGATATTTTATGCCGAAATTTTATGCTGTGCGGGGGATCTCATTTCATCATAGTCGAGTAATTGATTTTACATACGTTGAGCCTACCGAATATGACAAAGCAATGTATCAGTACGGGGGAATCAGTGAATTTGAGTTTATATATAGTCAGCTTATAAATGACAGCATTGTCGAAAGAGCCACGCCGACGATATTGGAAAAGAACTCGACGCTTTTTTATAAAGTCGCAGGGCTTAAAGACGCCATGATGTCAAAGACGGACTCTCATATAAAAGAATATTTCAGCAGAGTGGAAACGGCGCGGTCTATATATGGGGCAGGGTTGCTCGATGCGGAAGATGACGCTTTCACAGTAAACCAGACTCTTACGAATCTTGCCGACGCTGATGGTATCACACTAAGACGACTAGCAATGGTAACAGGAATCCCCATGGCTGTTCTCGTCGGCGAGAACGTTAAAGGTCTAAACAGCTCTGGTGATAATGAGATGAGAATCTTCCAGGACACGATAGAGGTTATGCAGGAGGATTATTTAAAAGAGCCGATCAATCAGCTATTTTCAAAGCTAGGACTTGACGTCGTAGAGTTCAAGCTTAACCAGGGTCGGACACCGGAGGAGCGTATCGAGTTTGAGACAAAGGTAATACTAAACGCAAAATCCCTTTGGGAGCTTGGAGAGGATCATACAAAGTATCTTGAGGAAAACGCCGTCGTTGTAAAAGATAAGTTTGACTCATTTTTCCCTGAAGTTAAGGACGAAGAGGAAGAACCTGTCGATACCGTTGTTAAAGCATTAATTGGTGAAGAAGATGCCTAAAAACATAAAAACACCTTCCCCATTAAGATCAGTAGAAAGAGAGTTTTCATCGGAAATGGTGAAAATGGTCGATCAGATTTCAAAGCGTTTCAAGAATCAAGTCTTTGATGAAATGAGTAAAGTAACGGTAGAAAAGTTCTCCGACGCACAGGTTGGAAACTTCGCTGTCGTCTTCTTAAAGCTCGTTAATCGCGTAAAACGAAAGCTCTTTCGTCAGTACAGCGATGATAGGATCGAAAGCCTCGTTGAACAAACTACAGGAAAGATTAACAGGCGCAACCAGAAAGTGCTCTACGATGCCGTCGAGAAAGAAATCGGTATTGATACGCGAGTTCTGATAAAAGAAGAAGGTCTCAAGTCTACGATAAACGCTTTTAGAATAGAAACAGAAGTTTGGGTTCAAAGGCTACGCAATAAAACCCTTGAGGACTTCACGGCGAACAGTTTGCGCGTAATGTCCGAAGGCGGTTCGTTAAGCGATGTCTTGACAGAATTCAACGAAATAGTAGATAAGAGTAAAAATAATGCTAATATGATGGCACGCACTCAGACTAGTACATTCAACAGCTTATTGACGAAAGTACGGGCGCAAAAGTTAGGCATTACGAAAGCAATCTGGTCGACTGCATCAGATGAACGTGTGAGACCATCACACGCTGCAAGAGATGGAAAAGAGTTCGATCTTTCAGAGGGCTTGTATTCAAGCGTCGATGGAAAGACATTGTTGCCGGGAATTGACTTTCAATGCAGATGCGATTATTCGCTAATCATTGATGAAAACGAATAAAAAGGAGTATTTGATATGAGATGGCTTACACAGCTAGGGTGGCAGACACCAATTACAGGTCGCAGAATAAAAGAAGATGGTTCGTATGTAAATATTGCAGACTTACTTGTTGAAAAACTTGGAGATGAAACGCCCGATGACACCGAAGCCGTGATTTTCTCAACGGGTAACGGAATAACACTTCGAGACGTAACATCATCTAGCTTGCCAATTTTATCTATTAGAGTTAAGTCGACAGACAAAACTATAATTCCAATAGGAACAGATATCTTTGCCGCAGGAAATTCTTTATATGAAGTCTATATCAACGCAACGCTAACAGGCGCATCGTGGGTATCTGCTGATAGTTCAAGCGATGTAGAGTATGACGTTTCAGCAACAGCAGTAACAGGAGGAACGAAGATCGCCTCTGGTTTTGTTGTTTCTTCTGGAAGCGAATCAAGTTTGCTAGCGAAAGAAGAAATAATGGGAAGGCTAGGTCTTGAATATAATAACGTGACAAACGTCGGAGATATTCTAACAATAAAGCTAACTCCTTTTGCAGGAACTGTCCCATCGCTTGCAACAGTTCAATGGAGAGAGAGCGATCTGACTTAAAAGAAACTATTTGACGCCTTATATAATATAAGATACCATAAATTTTTAATACTTAAGTTCAGGTTTGTCAATGACAATGCTCTCCAAAAGATTTTCTGACATCGCAATATACAGCCCATCGACTAAAACGGTTAGAAGCGTTCGCGATGGTGTCATTGAATATTTAGGTTCAGAGCTTTCAATCGAGCCTTTTGACAAGGTTTTCACCGTATACCGTTCTCCCGCTACAATTTCAAACGTCGCTATGTCGATGAATGGTATACCTCTTACCGACGAACATATCGATCTCGATACTCCAGCTCCTGACACTGGAAGCCGGGTTGAGGCTTCTTCGATGGTTGATTTCGTCGATGATTGCACAAAGACACGCGTCGCAATTAAAAATAGTTTATATCTTACTGATGAATACGTCGAGAGATTGCAGAATAAAACGCAATTATCACTCGGGTACTTCGGTGATTTAATTGAACATAACGAGTTCGATTTTGAACAAGTAAACCTTGTACCTCACCACCTCGCCGCAGTATATGCAGGTCGTTGCGGGGAGCTGTGCAGTTTTTTAGATAGAAAAATGATAAAAAAAGAGGAAAAAGAAATGGAAATCCACAAAGTTTTCAAAGACGAAGAAGGTCAGGTTAATCTTGAGCAAGTCGTCGATATTGCAATGTCACTACCTGACGCAATAAAAACGCTATCTCTTGAAGAACTTCAAAAGATTATGCCCGCACTACAAGAAATTATAGCTATGGCACAAACTAACTCAACAGAAGAAGTTCCTACAGAAGACGAAGAAACCGTTGTAGAAGAAGAAAAGAAAGATATTCCCGTCGAAGATGAAGAAATGAACGAAGAAAAAAAAGACGAAGAAGAAAAGCCTAAGTTTTCTGATGCTGATTTCAAAGATGCTTTAATCAAGCAATCGAAAGAGTTCGCCGATAAAGCTGTAAAGGTATATTCCGAAGTAGTCGACAAAGCTCGAAATTTTCTTGATGAAGATTACGATTTTAAGGGAAAGACATCTGATGACATCATGAAAGATGCTTTGTCTACAGAATCAACAAGTAAATTCAGCGATGCTGAACTTCCTTTAGCATTTAAGCTGCTAAAAAAAACCGCTGAATATAAAAAGTTCGGCGACCACAAAACCGCTCATCCTCTCGATGAGATAGCAAACAAGGAGCTATAAAAATGGCATTTACTGAAGCTTATTCAAGTGACATTGCTAACGTCGGAGCGGGTGAACGCTACGGTGCTGGTAACGTCGAACTAAACACAACAGTTTTTGAAGACGGGATCGTAGTCGGTCGTTTTGCAAAACTAGAAACAGGAAGTATCGACAAGCTCGATGGTTCTGCTACTCCAACTATTGCCGGTGTCGTTATCCGTAACGTCGCAAGCGATCTTGAAGATGGCGATACAGTAGATTCAGATATCTACAGCCAAATAGATTATGTTCACTCAGGTCTTGTCACAGTCGCAGTTAAGACAGGCGAAACACCTACTCTCCTTGAGCGTGTTTATGTTTCTAACGACGGCGGCGCAAACGATGGTCTTGCTACAGCAACAAACACCGACGTTGCAGTCAACGCAGAATTTATTAAAGAGATGAAAACTGACGTGTGGTTGATTTACATAACTCCTCCTCCAGGAGATATCGCAACACACATCGGCGACGCTACAGGCGCACACGCGGCATCAGCAATAAGCGTTCTTGATACTGGTGGTTTCACTGCTGAAATCGAAGTCGAAGCGGCTCTTGCCGAGCTTTATCCTAAAGCTCCAGTAGCTATCGCTGACCCTAGCGATGCGGGCGTAATACCTGTCACTCGTTCGGCAACAATGGCTTTGACATCAACAGGCGTTGTTGACACAAGAAGTCTTGCTATACCTTCTCTTGCAGGTACATCACTACTACTAAGCTTTGATGTAGATGCGGGCGACCTTGCGGTTACTTGTGCAGGCGGAATAAATGTTGCGGGTAATACTGTTATGACATTCGACACAGCAGGGCAGTATATTAAACTTGAAGCCGCTACAGTAGCAGGCGCTCTTGTATGGCGTGTAATCGCTAACGATGGCGTAGTTTTATCATAATAATCAAAAGGAGATTAAAAAAATGAAAATCGGACAATTATACAACCTCGAATCATTTAAGTCTTTTCTTGATTCTGGGAGCAATAAAGGATTCAAAGACGCCGCCGCAGGTGTCGTTCTTGATAGATATTTAACAGCAGTCGATCCTAAAGTTTTTGAAAAACTCTATCCAGAGCTTGCTTTCATGAACTCAGGTATCATGGTTGACAATTCTGGTGGATATGCTCGTCGTATTCAGTCTTTAAGGATCAGAGATCAAGGAGCTTTTTCAACTGCTGGCGATGCTTCTGCTAATAAGGGCAAGATCAGTCTTTCTGGCGAAGATTCCTACATGAAGGTTGTAGTTCGCGAAGCGTTCTCAACTTGGAATGATGATGAGATCAACGAAGCCGACCTTGGCAACATAAATCTTGTCAGTCGTTATATCGAAGCTACTAACAAGATTTATCAGCGCGAAGTCGACACAGTCGGTTTCATCGGTATTCCTGATCTTTCAGGCGATACAGGGCTTTTAAACTATGCAGGTTTCACCTCTGGAGCGGCTAGTAATATAATAGCAAACCTTACAGCTCAAGAGTCGTATGACGAAATAGCAGAATTGATCGTAGCTCAATGGTCGGCAGTAAATAACACTCCTGGATACATGGCTGACAACGTTATACTTCCGGTGTCTGTTATGAATACCATGAGTTCAACAATGATGAATACTGCGGCAGGAAATAAGAGCGTAATGAATGCACTAAGAGAGAACTTCTCTTCTATTACATTCTCCGCAACGTTCCGCGCAGAAAGCATAAGTGCCGCTACGGTAACGATTGCCTTTAGTTCAAACGAAGAAGTCATGAAAATGAGAATTCCAGTACCTTTAACAGTAGGCGAGATTGTTAAGAACACAAGCTTTGACTATCGCGTTGATAGCAAGTATCGTATCGCGGGTCTTGATATCCTCGAAGATTCAGGTGGACGAATCCTCACAGGACTTTAATAATGAAAGAGAATAGTACACAGCATCAGACTCTTTCACAGCTTCAATCGTTAGCAATAGCGGAAGGGCTTAAGATCGACAAGCGATGGAACAAAAAGACTATTCTCAAAAAACTTGGCTTGGCAGGGATAAAACCCTGTCTTGCCGAGCTTTTTCCTGCCCTGGAGATAGAAGAAGAGATCACAGAGGTCGTAGAAGATATCAACACTCCCACAATTCCAGAGGCTATCGAAGTATTGCCTGTGCGGATTACAATTAAAAACATATCGATAAACAGATATGAAATTTCTGGTTTTTCAATAGACTCTAAACAAACGCTTGAAATTCCAACCGAAAAGATCAAAGACGTTAAATTCATGAAACGTATCAATCATCATATAGAGATTAAAAAATTCAAACTCGTGAAATAGCATGACTGTAATAGAAGATTTCAAAGCACGTTTTCCAGAAATCTCTACATCCGATGTCGATACATATCTTCCTGCTCTAATTGAAATTTACCAATATTATTATGGCGGAGAGTATACAGACGAAGGCGTCGAGATCATCTTAAACCTGCTCGCACACCTTCTTATACAGCAAACGTCATCAGGAACTAGCTCAACAAAAGAAGAGTCATCGAAGGGAGTGGGAAGTGTCTCAATAAGCTATTCAAACGCATCTCCAACATCGAGCAGTAGCGCGGCGTGGTACAGATCAACACGCTACGGTGTCGCATACCTGACTTTGACAGCTAGATTTCAAGGAGCATATTTTGTGTGAAACCAGAAGCCTTTCTCAAAAAAACTAGTGCTTACCTACGAAATCTTGAAGACGCAAAACGTTTATCTGTCGCTGTTGGCTTGCCTCTTGAAAAGGTCGGCGGTGAAGCTTACGAAGACGGAATATCGATAATAGAGGTAGGGGCATCGCATGAATACGGCGCAGGCGTTCCGATGCGATCTTTTCTTCGTATGCCATTCGACGTAGAAAGAAAAAAGATGACAGGAACTATAGAATCACAGTTCAAAAAGGTTCTCATTGATGGAAAGAGCGCGAGATCAGCACTTGGGATCATCGGTGTTCAAGCTCGAAACGTTGTGATCGATGCTTTTAAAACTGGCGGGTTCGGTCAGTGGAAAGATATTACGCAGACGACAAAGGATTTGAAAGGTTCTTCTAAAATATTGATAGACACAGGCATTCTTCGAAATGCGATAACGTGGGTGGTGAGATAATGTTACCAGATATGTCAGATGTTTTACGATCCTGGGAAAGAACGATCATCGTGAAAACAGTAACACGCGCAACAACTAATTTCGTCGAAACCGATACATCGGTGTTTCGAAATCAACTTATCGTCGTTCAAGTTGCAGAGAAAGAAGCGCTCAACTCAGTAACGATAAACTGGGCATTGCAATACATTCAATTACATACTAGAGAAGCCATCGAACTGGAAGAGCTTGTACAATTCGACGGGAAAGACTATAAAGTTATTCAGCGAGGCTCTTGGAACGGGTATGGGTATATAGAGTGCATCGCCGAAGAAACTGTGCGTCCTTTAGTAACTGAAACGGTGGTGCCATAATATGAATGAAGGCTTGAGAAAAACAGCAATGTTCGTCCGTGATCTTCTCGGATATACCGACGAAAGTCTTATTCGAATAGGTCGTCTTAATTTTACTCTAGACGGTTTTGAGAAAAATTATATCGGTATCGATAGCGTAATATCAGCGAAGCGGCTCGGTAGTGGTCAATACTTCGATGCTACAAATGAGGTAATGGAGTATCAAGAACAGTGGTTGCTTCCAGTCATAATTTCGTTTTATGGCGATTCAGCTTCGACGACGGCGAACAAATTTTCTCTTTATCTCCAATCTCAATCATCAATCGAACTACAGAACACACTCGGAATCGCAGTACATAAATCTTCTGGTCTTACCGACATTAAAATTTTAACTGGTCAGAAGTATAACAATCGTATAGAATCAACAATTAACGTACAGTATAGTATCTCGGCAAATATCGACACGTTACGAATAGATACAGCAGAGACAACATTAATCATAGATAATTAAGGAGCTAATCAATGAGCGCAAATATCAGTAATGTAATCAATGTTTCTCTTTCCGCCGACGGTGAAATAGCAGACAGAGATCAAATGAATGTCGTAGCAATTATGACATCTCAGCAAGACGGAACAATCTCAACTGCTAATCGCTATGAAATGTATACCGATTCCGCAAGCGTAGCCTCGGACTTCGGTTCTGATAGCGCAATGAGCTTATACGCATCAAGTTTTTTCGCTACACAGCCAAACTCAGTAAACGCAGGCGGTGCACTCGTAGCAGGATATTGGAGAGGAGAAGAGGAAAGCGTTGCCGCGACAGCGGCAGTTCTCACCGGAGCGCAGATATCAGAAGCAACTCTCGTAAGTCAATTGCAGG